GTTGGCACTCACCAACCAATTGCATATAAACATTATTAAAAGACGCGATTATACCATCAACATCTTCATCATCATCGTCTCCAAAAATTCTTTGAATAGATTCATGATAATTTGAAAGTGGGGACATAGGTCCAGCACTTTCATAAAAAGTTTCTTCTCCATTTGGGAGGATAAGTATTGCGAGATTGTTGAAATCTCTTGGGGAGTTTTGTTTTTGTTCTGAATTTAGTTCTACCATAAGTAAAAAGAACAAACTATCAACAGCTTAACTGACTTATAGTCATAAGTCAAATTCATTCATTTAATGAAACTTATATAGTTTCACTATTAACAATATTGAATAGCCTTGTACAAATCGTAGGTAATTTTCCTAATCAGAAAATATAATTTAATGTAAATTTTATACATAAATGATATTTTCGTCATCGGGATCTTCAACAATTTGTAGGATCTATTTCGAATCGTTTAGAATCGAATCGCTGAAACACAAGTGCTACACTTGTGAGTTTGACGTTTTCTATATCGAGATTAACAGTAGGACGATAACTGTCAATTTTATCGTGATTAGAAACGAATAAAACATATTCACTTATGTAAATGAAATATGAAATATGTAATATAAAAAAATATAATATGAATTTTTATTTTGTTTTTTATTGTTTTTTAAAATATAGCTTAATTAAGATAAAATTTATAATTAAGTAGAAGCTCCAAATATAAGGAGCAAAATATAGCTGACCAACAGGGTCAGTAGAGACTACAAATAAAAGGGGTTTCAAGAATTTTAAAGAAACAAATTATTACACTTGAATGTAATAAAATGTTGACTTAGAAATAACTCAACTACAACCAGATTGATATACAATCACAGGGGCACGAAGAATATAGAAGGTGTAGAAACCAACTATAAAAATGGTACTAAGCCTGAAAAAATATAAACCTCTTTGAATAGAAGAGAGTCTTTCATTAGACAACAAACACAGAGAGAACGGGATTACCGTTCTCC